CGAATAAACAATGAGTTTCCAGAACCCTCTGAGCTTCCGAATGATATTGGCATGTGTGTCTCCTGACGTTGATTGCCTAGCCGATTTGGCTGAATGTAAATGAATAGCGCGGGATCTGGATCGTTTGCAAGTCACCAAAATTGTAGCCCCATTCATTCGTTGATTGTGCCCTCGCGAATTTCTCGAAGGCATATTGGCACGCGGCTCGTCCCTCGACGAGACTGTCGTGATCCAATTCGTAGACCCCAACGCGGTGGGGTTTTGACTTTTGCACCGCAATAAACACGAAGCGGTCGATCTCGAAACCGGCTGCCTCCATTGTCATTCGGTAGTGTTGATCTTGAACGTGGTAGCCGAAATTGGCGCACTGCTTGGCAAATCCTGCTGGGTCACTGGTGATAGTCGTCTTGAGGTCTATCAACGCCCCAATGTCCCGGCGCCATCCGTCTGGCCGACAGCGGATCTCGATGCCGGTGCGCTCGTGCTTGGCAAACACTGACGCTTCACACACCAAGTCACCGCTGAGCAGCTCGGCCGCCGCCTTGTTTGCGCGCACGGCCTCCGCCATGTCGTGAGCCAACTGGTAGTCGCCCTCGGTGAGTAGTAGTGCGCCCGCCTCCTCCGCCTCCAGCTTGGTCTTCTTCCACGCCAGTCCGCGCCGATCCGCCGCGCCCATCCATATCGTGTCGGCCAGCTCTGGCTGAAGCACGAGTGTGTGGGTAGCGGTGCCCACGTCGAACGCGGCGCTCTCCTTGCGCTCGGCGTATTTAAACGTGGCCAAGTCATCAAACGCGATCGTCTTGGTGCCCGACGCTGACAGCACGTCGGTGTGCGCGTGGTATTCCTCGTTAGTCATGTCAAAATTTATCATATCTTCCCCCTCCCAAATGCGGCGATTAATAGCGCCTCCGAACGGTGCTCGTCCTTCTTACGTTTCAAGTGGCTGCTGGCCAGCTTTGGAAAATGTGCCTGCGCCAGACGCCGCGCGCTGTCCTTGTCGCGTGGTAGGTTCATGGACTTCTTCCACACTGCCGGCCGCACTTCGCTGTACGGATGCCCAGACAGCGCTACAGTGGTCAGCGTCTGGCCGTAGCCAAAGCCCAGCTTGAACACTGATACGACGCCCTGCTTGGGCATGGCCTGCTGTTTCTCGACCCATATGTGGTCGACTGGCCCCGCGCTGTTGATGATGTCGAGCAGCGCCACGACGTCCACGCCGCCCTCTGAGTAGACCGGAAGGTCGTGGACCTCGTAGAAGTCATCGCCTATTAGCGCCACGCCGCCGGTGCGGTAGCCGGGATCAATTCCGATCGTAATCAACGTCAGCCCCCACCTCGTCTAGCATTGCAATGACGGCCATCTCGACCAGCAGTGACACGCTCATGCGTGTATTGCGACTGTGTTCCTTTAGTGCCAGGGCTACGTCTTCGCGTATCCTCGGGCCGATTTGCTTCAATTCTCGAGACATGATGCCCTCCTCTTCTAACGCAGTGTTAACAGCGTGTGGAGGAATGCACAAGGCCCCGTGCAAATGTTTTAAATTTGTTTACGATGTGGTAAAATGCGCCACTAACAAAAGTTCAGCACTTTAAAGGTCACCACTATGGAAATGGACGCAATCTTGAATATACTTTTTGCCGTCGTAATCAGCGGCCTCGGCTGGCTGATTAAAAGCCAAAAAGAAGAACTGGACCGAGTACGCATACTACTCAACCGCACCCGCGAAGAGATGGCGAAGGAGTACGTTACGAAAAATGATAGCTCTCAAGTTCTTTCTCAAATTATGAACAAGTTTGATAAGTTGGAAGAGAAAATTGACAAGTTAATGGCCAGATAAGCCGATGGCTGTGATTGAAACTATTATGGCAGCGAACGCAGCGTATGGCGTCATTAAGCGCTGCTTAGAGAATGGAAACGAGGTCAAGGGGTTAGTCGGTCAGGTCGGCAAATTCCTAAATGCTGAAGACGATCTTAAAGATGCCGTAAGCCGTAAGAAAAAGAACCCGATCACAGCTTTCACTGGTGGGTCAGAGGGCGATTGGGAAGAGTTTCAAGCGCTCGAAGACATTAAAGAAAAGCGACGCGAGCTTGAGTCTTGGTGCAGATTGTACGGACCTCCCGGCACTTGGGACAAATGGCAGTTATATCAGGCTGAAGCTCGTAAAGCGCGCAGGGCAGCGCAAAAGCAAAAGGAAAAAGAACGAGAGGAGCTAATGGAAATTATTATGTATAGCTTGGCTGGCATTCTCGCGGTCACTGGCATGGTTGCAGTTGTCTTCTCGATTGGCCGCTACATGGAGAAATTCTGATGTGGTTCTTAATATGGATGCAGTTTTTTAATAATGACCTCAGATACCACCAGCTTTCTCAGCACGACAACCAAATAGAATGCATGAAGGCTAGAGACGATGCTAAAGTTTTAGTTACAAGTTCGACAATTATGGTGCAATGTTTTGAAGTAACATTCGGAGATAAAGATGGCGACACGTCTAGATGAATGGAAAGTTTTACCGAGACTGATGATGTTCGCGGTCACAATACTGAGCTATCAGACGGTCCACTGGTTCATGTCTTTACCTGACCCCAGCGTAGCTCAGTCAGGGCTTGTCAGCGTCTGCATGGGCGCTCTCACAGGTTGCTTCGGCATCTGGATGGGTAAGGAGTCCAAGAGCAGCGTCACGACCACTGGCTCAACGTCAAAGGTCGAATATGAGGTGGGAACATGAGTATTTTAAGCGCACTGATAGGGCCAGCGACTGAGCTTGCTGGCCGGTTTATCCAAGACAAAGATCAAGCCGCTCGGCTGGCGCATGATTTAAGCACGATGGCCGACAAGCATTCTCAGCAGGCCATGCTGGCGCAGATCGAAGTCAACAAGGCCGAAGCTGCCAGCGGGTCAGTGTTCAAGGGCGGATGGCGTCCATTCATTGGCTGGGTGTGTGGCGTCGCGTTTGCGTATCATTTCGTGCTACAGCCGTTCATTGTATTCGTGGTCGCGGCCGCCGGCGTAACGATCCCAGATCTGCCAAGTTTTGACATGGGCAGCCTAATGACTGTAATGATGGGTATGCTCGGGCTCGGTGGTTTGCGCAGTTACGAGAAAAAACAGGGGCTGACAAAATGAGCGAAGCTATGAAAAACCTGCAAACCAAAATCGGCGTTGGTGCTGATGGAGCGTTTGGACCCAACACGGCTAGAGCCATTGCCAAGCACTTCGGCTTGTCGCCGAAGCGTGGCGCTCATCTAATGGGTCAGGCCCACCACGAAAGCGGTGGCTTTAAGCGCACCCGTGAGGGGCTGCACTACTCAACGCCAGAGCGGATCATGGCTGTGTGGCCGTCTCGCTTCCCTACGGTTCAAAGCGCTCTGCCATACTCTCGCAACCCGTCTGGACTAGCCAACAAGGTCTACGCCAACCGTATGGGTAATGGCGACGAGGCATCTGGAGAGGGTAGACTATATTGTGGTCGAGGATTTTTGCAGCTCACCGGCAAAACAAATTACAGAAGTTTTGCGTCTGACATGAGTATCCCAGAGGTTATGACCGACCCAGATTTGGTCGCCAGCACATACGCAATGGAAACGGCGCTGTGGTTTTTCAACAAGAATAAGCTGTTTGATATTGCCGACAAGGGCGTCAACGAAAGCACAATCAAGAGTATAACCAAGCGTGTGAATGGAGGGTATCACGGGTTGGATGATAGGATTGAGCAAACCAAAGAAATACACGGTTGGCTTAGCTAAATTAGCTAAACTAGCATGCAGGATCAAGAGGCCAGCGCAAATGTCGGACGGGCCGGGGAATACCTCGCCCTAAGCCGACTAAGCTTCGCTGGTTATTTCTGCACCCTTGCGCCATCGCAGGACCACGATGGGTATATACAAACGGACGCGCGCATTCTGACGCTGCAAGTCAAGACGTCATCAAAAATCAGGCATTGGAAATATCAGTTTTACACCAAGCACGGCAAGGGTCGGCAGAGGTCTGACGTCTACGCATTTGTCGCGCTCGACCTAGATAAGATTTTCTTCTGCCGGGGAGATGACCCGATAATTAGAACTACCTCAACGCACTTGGACACTGAATTGTTTGGGTCGGGCAGCATTCAGAAAGTTTTAGCGTCGTTTAGTTAAATTCGCTGGCAACCGCCGCGTCTGGCGGCTACAAGCGGAATGTGGGTGGCTTTCTTCTAACACACAACCATTCGATGCCACGGGGCTTGGGCTGTTGTTGTTGGTCGCGTTGCTACCAGACTGCGCCAAACGACTTGCATATCAACGGCCACCCACACGATACACATACTATCGGATAGTAACCTAATCCCACTCGTGTTCATTTTCGATTGGAGACTTGCTGTAGACCCAGCGCCACTGGCGCTTCGTTCGCTCCGCTATGTGGACCAGCATTCGCACTCGATATAGCGACCCCTGCTCGAACAGTTTCTCCAGGTAGTTGGACACCCGCTGAACTTTCTGATCAATTAGCGGCGCCGCCTGTGACGCCGTCAGTGCGTCCTCTGGTCCAATTAGTTTTAGCAGTTTTTGAGCCTGTGCATCGCCGAATTTTTTTCGGTTTTCGGCCGCTGTGCGAGCGCTGGGCGACATTGCGCTTCGCTTGATTTCCCGGTTTGACACTCGCCCCGGCGCACCGCCTTTGCGCGCCAGGTTTTCATGTTCCACCATAATGTGTCCCAGCTCAATCTCCCACCGGATATATGGATCTGTGATGTTCTCGAGTTTAGCCTTCAGTCTGGCTTCGGGGGATCTGCTGTTACGGACTTCAGCAAATCGATCAGCGAGAGTATCTCCTGTATCCTCTGCTGAAGTCCCTGATCCAGAGCCGTCCTCGGCTCGCTCAGAATTAAGCTGCAAACTCTCTCTAGCCTCCCTATAATATGCGTGCCTCGCTCCAAATTCCCGCCCCTTTCGTTTTAGTGTGATGCCCAGTTCGTTCTTGATGCGGTGAACTGTAGACGTTGCAATGTTTAGCTTGTCGGCGATTTCGATCTGGGACATGCCCTGATCCGCCAAAATCTTTACCGCCGCGCGGTTGTATTTACTTACGGGTGTCATTCGTCTTCCTCCGTTTCGTCTTCCAGTGCCAGTATCGTGCCGTGGCCCGCGCAGTTATCGCACTCCTCGCTGTAGTCCTCGAAGTATCCAAACGGCACTGACGGTCCCTGCGTCACAAACCGATCGTAAGTCATCGAGCCCGTGCCATCACATTCTGGGCAATCAATCCTCTTGGTCATTGTCGTCTCCCTTCATTGCTAATTCTCCGGCGCAGGCGCCGTAACCAGCCAAGTCCACAAAGTTATCTAAATGGGTTTTGTTCGACTTTGCTCTGGCCAGCTTCACCATGGCCATCATCAGTCCGACGTCAACGGCGTCGACGTGGTTTCCCCCGAGATGAATATTCCAATATGCGGCAATCGTGGAGAAGTTGTCCTCCATAGATCCGTGGTCGGCTGCCCGGTCCCGCGTGACATAGTCTTTGGCGGTATCCAAAATAGACGCTCTAGTGTGTTTTGGCATCAGAGTGCCTCCCAGTGTGTTGGACGCGCCTGTGGGCGGTCTGTGTGGCTCTCAGAGGCATCTGGGAGTGTGCACCCGACCAGAAAGACGCACAGCGCCAGCGTCGTCGCGAGGATAAAGTGATCTTGCATGCCAGCTTTCATTTCAAGAACCCCGACACGTTTTTGCACCACAGCGACCAGGACGCGCTGACTTGGTCCGGCCGGTCGTATATCTTGGCCACGGACACTAGGTTTTGCTTGAAGATCATGTGCATTAGGCTGCCGGCGCGCTTTGACGATATGCCGAGGGCCTTCGCCATCTCTGAGGTGCGGAACGGGCGGTCGCCCATCTCGTCCAGCGCGGCGCGGACCTTGTCGCCCATGCTGGGCGTCTCGGCAAACGGATCCCACGAGAATAAGTCGATTTTCTCGTCTTCGTCTGGGACGCGCGGGTCAGGCTCAAATGGCGTAGTCGTGGGAGATATTCTTTCGATCAGCGTCGCCCAGTCGATTTCGGCTCGGACTGCGTCGGAAATTTCGTAGGCGTCAGACTTTTTGAGGTGGACCACGGCGTGCGTGACAAACCACGGCGTGCGGCCGCGTGGGTCTCGATCGTTATCGACCATCGTCGCATCCAACAGGTCGCCGACTTCGACGTCGCCCATCTGGGTCAGGATCGAGTTGGGGATGTACGCTTGCTGGAAGTCATCCTGCGTTATGGCGAACGCGTAGTTCTCGCCGACGTAGGTTACTTGGATTTCTTTTTTCATTTGGTCTCTCCAATCTTGATTGTTAGGCGCTTCTCTAAAGGGGTAATAACTTCGGTAAGTCGTTACCCCTTTACGCAGGCGCCTGTGGGGAGCCGAAGCTCCCCGTGTTGCGTTAAGCCTTTTGGATGCGGCCATCGAAGTCCATGAAGTCCATTTTGAACGGGACGTATCCAATGTCGCCAATGCGCGGGTCGTCTGCGCGTGCAGCACCTGTTATTTGGATTGTGTAGCCGCTGAACATATTGTGGCCATACTTGGGGTGCTTAATCATTCCCGCGTCAACGATAACGCCCTCGATGAACTGGTCGGGGCGATCAGGCATTGGCTGGAAGTCATATGCGCGGATTGTTGAGCCGTAGGCGATTGCTGAAGTTGTCATATCCGTATTCCTTTGTTTGTGTCTCTCTATATAAGTTACCCTAATGTTAACATCATACCTTTGCAAGCACTAAATGTTCACATAAGCAAAAAAATGTTATACGGTATTTTAGTGACATTTTATGGAGGATCCACAATGTTAGACGACAACACAAAAGAGCTCGTGCGAAATCTCAACAATCCGCACCGCGTGGTAAACATCATGGCTCTATTTAAGTTCTGCGAGCGGGCGGCCACGATCATACAAGATCAGGCGGCGGAGCTGCATCAGGCTGCGGCAGACACGTTAAGGGCGCAGCCCGCTAAGACTGCGCCTAAAAAAGCTGCCAAGAAGTAGCGGTTAGCGGGGGCCGGGCATGAACCGCAAGAGCGGGTTCATTTCCGGCAGCTCAGCGCCCTGCGCGCCGCCCATGCCGAGGCTGAGTAGTCCACCGGTCACGTTTTGCTGGGCAAGTTGTCGCCTGTCACGCGCGCCTGAGATTAGAGGCTGAGCCTGTCTCATGCGCTGCGCCTGACGCATTAACTCCTCTGGAGACAGTCTCTGAGATAGCACCGGAGCCAGCTCTCGGCTGATTTCCTGGATGCGTTGGGCCTGACTTGGGCCTCCAATTACTGCCTGAGTAACTCCGCGCGAAACCGCAGGCAGCAAGCCTGCTTGACCAATTGTCTCCGCCATCGAGGTGCCAATCAGCTCTTTAAAGCGCGCCTCAACTGCCTGACGAATGGCCGTCTTGGAGTTTTGAGCAATTGACGCAGACATTGTCAGCGCCTGCGATGCTTGGCCGATTTTCTCCGATATGGCCTCAAAGCCTGGTTCGCCGAGAACCATCTTCATCTTGGTGGCTACGGCGCGGCTGTTCATAACTCTAAGCTGAGCCAGTGCCTCGACGACTTCCATCGTGTTGTCTTGCGTCGGGCTCATCCTGGCGTTCGCCGCGATTTCGTCAAGTCGATTGCGCAAAGCTGTTCTGACTTGTTTCAGCTCAGTCGGGCCCATCTGGTCTAAGGTGATCGACACTTCCTCGCGCGTGATCCTCGGGTTTAGCAAATCGTTACCGAGGTCGGCCGCAATTTTCTGGTCGATGGCGTCCTTGCCGGCGGCTCTGGCTTTACCATAATCTGGGCTGACTTCGTCCATGGCCCGGCGAAGCTGTATCGCCAAAGCTGTTTTTGACCGATACCCCTCAATGTCTCCAGACCGTTTAAGCTCTTGAGCGCGACTGTGCAGCCGTCTGGTTGTGTAGTCCAGCGTCTCAATTGTCGGAGTGCGCCACGCCACATACCCGTCAGGAGTAGATCTTACGTTAATCCCGCTGGTGCCCGAACTTAATATCTCGTTGGCTGTTGTTTCGCTGACCTTCGTCGGCATGACGTAGTTAAACTCCGCTCCGCCTTCGCGCAGTAGAGTTGTAGCCCCGCTCAAGTCAGACGGGTCAACCCGTTTAAAAAGATCAAGAACCACGTCTGACGCCTCGTCACCGGGGATGACTTCTGAGCTGTAAGCGCTGCCGTACGCTTCTCTTCTAGCTGTGGCGGTGTCCTTCATTATGTCGGATTTTTGCCCTATTCGTCCGGCTGTAACTTTTCCAAGCACGTCATCAAGCCGAGCGCTAAGATCGTCCGACGCCGCCGAAGCAGTCTCGCGCAAGTTTTTCTGCACGATGGACGCGCCGGGGCCAGGAGTGTTGGCCACGACATCAAGTAAATTTGTCATGTTTGGTCCGAGACCGCCAACCGCGCCGAATGGCGTGTTTGCGTTCATTGCAGCCACCGGCGCGTCAGCCTCGATGGCGTCACGCACGACCTTGGCCGCGTCTTTCTTAAACCCGATGTCCGAGATAACTTTGCGAATTGGCAGCTGGCTAAACCAGTCAATGCCGGATGCAACAATTTCGCCAGCGAATGGGGCGACGGCTCCCAGTGGGGCGCCAAACAGTGCGCCGGTGGTCATTTCCCTTTTCGCGGTCTCTGCTCCGCCGTCGCCATATCCGGCCACGGCGCCCTCAAGAGCGCCACCAGCGCCGCCATAGGTCGCGCCTTGTAAGGCTTGTCCGGCGCGAGTTTGCGCAGTTATTAAGCTCGGGGCTCGAGCAGCTATACCAGTTGCCAGGCCGGTAGACAGTCGGGATGCGGCGGTCATCTTTGGGTTAAGAGCTGACTGCAAATCTATTGCGCTGCTGATTGTGTCGGCGCTGACCGGGGCCTGCGCCTCTCCGCCAAACATCGCACGCATCCGCTGCATCAACGGATCCACGGAAGACATAGCTTCTTCGACATAGCCTCGGCCAAACGGAACGCCCTTCAAAGAGGAGGCAGCCGCAGTCACGGCGGGGCCGCCAATCATATCTTGCGCCATTGACCCCTTGACGACCAAGCCAGCGTCGCCCTTGAGCTGCATTATCTGCCTGACCTTTTCGTTGTCAGATGCCACATATCCGCTATCTCGGTACGACAGCTCGCCCTGCGGGTTTTCAGTTACACGCCCGCCGCCCTCATATTCTGCAATAATTTTGAGACCCTCTGGTAGGTCGGACGGCCCCGCATCTTGCGAAAAATACATATCCATTAAGCGGTCTTTGTCGGCGATCCTGCCCTCAGCTGCGGCTGCTTTGGCGAGCGCTAATATCTCTTGCTTATCCATTAACCGTCGCCCTCCCGTCGCTTTCGCTCTTGCTCAAGGAAATCTTCGTCGCTGATCGGGGCGGCGGTGCTGCTTGATGATCCTCCAGCCCAGGCTGGACGCTCCTGCAAGCCCAAGAACATAGTAATTTTTGCTGCATCTTCGTCACTGGCGCCTCGATACAGATCTGAAAGAACCGTGCGATAGTGCCCACGCACCACGCCTAATTTAGCCTTTACGACATCTGATCCGGCTGCAAGGTCAATTTTTGCCAGCTCTGTCTTGAGTATTTCTAGCTCTGACTGGTTTAGCGCGCCCATAGTAGCGCCGGTTGCCTTCAGTGCCTTCAAGCTGTCAAGGGCAAGAGACGAAACAACACTGTCGACAAGTTGCTGAGTTTTCCCAGCTGGGGTCATGGGGACGCCTCTGGTCATCCAGGCCCAAACTCCAGTTGTCATGCTCGGATCTTGGTCAATCATGCTTATGATGCTGTCGATGTCCCTTAGCGTTGACACTGCCGACCTTCCGCGTAGCTCATTGCTTGACCCCTGTTTTTCCGAAGCATCTAGCGCCGCCAACAATGACTTGCCATACTCCACGGTGGCTGGGTTAAGCAGTAACGCCATCGCCTGTTTCCTCTGCGCGTCAAGGTCTCCGCCACCCGCAGCACCGCCGCCCATCAGTCCCTGCAACATCTGCCGCTGAGCCTGCGCGGCCGTAGCCTTGCGCGTCATGTCGGCCTGCTCGTTGAAGCGGGTCATCATGTTGTTAATACTTACGCCCTGCTGGCCCTGCAACGCCGCGCCGGCGTCGGACAGCCCGGCAAACGCCAGCATTCGCCTCTGCGTCTTGGACAGGCTTTCGTATGGATCGGCTGGCACCGCCGGCGCTTGTGCCGCCATCAGCTGCTGGATCAGCGCCATGTTGTTCTGCGCCGGAGCGTTCACGGCGGGCGCTGCCGCTGGCACAGCATTCGCTGGCACGTCGGGGCCGACGTCTGGTTGGACTGTCGCGGATACTGGCGTAATCGAGGGGCTATTTAAGATAGCCACCTCGTTTTCTAAGGCCTGATCGCCTACGTTGGCGTCGAATGAGCTGCTAATGCCTGCGGCCACGAGCTTGTCAATGTCTGCCTGTGTTAAGATATACGGTTCCATGTTACCCTCCATATCCAAAGCCAGTGCCAAGAGATCCGGCCCCTGACATTACCTGACCTACTGCCTTCAGCCCGCCGAAAGGATCTCGAGAAGTGACGGTGCCAAGCCCTTGCGGAACGCCAGCGCCAGCCGCCAGAAGAGCGTTGAGCTGCGTGAGCGGGTAAGCCTGCTCCTGCTCGAACGCTGAGTAGTCGGATTGCAGTTGTGCCTGCTCAAGCGCGCGCACCTGATCTCCCGCCGCCATTTGAGCCCCGAGGCCCGACAGCTCCGATTGCAAACGATCGCCGGCGAGTGCGCCCATTGCGTTCGCCGCGCGTCCCTGGATGTCTGCGGCACCGAATTGGCCCTGGTAGTTGGCCGCGTTGGCTGCCTGCTCGAATTGAGCCTGCTGGATGGCAAACTGATTTGCCGCCGCCATGTTGCCGGAGCGTGCCGCCTGATCTCGTGCGGCGGCCGCTTCGCGCGCCTGCTGCCCGAGTGTGTTTGCCGTCATCTGCTGTCCCGACTGCATGCCGCGCGCCTGCTGCACGTTGCCAATGTCGAACTGTCCAGACTGAAGCGCCTGTGTGTATGCCTTTTCCTGCAATCCGGATATCAAGTCTGCCGCCTGCTTGCCGTATGCTTCGCGAGTGGCCGCCTCTGCCACGCCCTGGCGTGACCCGCCAAATGCGCCGGCGGCCGTAGCCTGTGCGCCCATGGTGTTCAGAGCCTGCTCTTGGGCGCCGCCCAGCGTCTGCAAGCTGCGGCTAATTACGTTCTGAGTGTAGGGCGACATATACGGGTCAAAATTTGTTGTGGCCAGCTGGTTGACGTCGATCTGGCCGGGCGCCATTGCCGCATTAACCGCCCCAGTGCCCTGCATTGTCTGCGCGCCTCCGAGTTGTGCGGCCGCCATGTCAGCCGGGCTGAACCCACTCAGGCCCTGCTGGACGCCGATCGCCTGATCGTATGTCTGGCCGCCCATGTTGAGATTACCGTATCCAGCCAGCGCCTGGTTTTGCAGATCCGACATGCCGGCGACCATTTCGCCGGTGTAGGGCGTGTACTCTTGGTCTGCGATCGCAACGCCGCTCGGCAAGATGTTTTGGCGGATAAAATCTTCCTGCCACTGCGGCAGCTTGCTTGTCTCTGTTGTAGTCGATCCCATCAGGTCAGCTCCATCTCATAATGCGTGTACATTTCACGGAACGAGGCCGCTTCTGCGTATCTCTGAAAACCTTTGCGGCCGTCAGCTTCTATGGCGTCCAGTTTAGCTTCTTTGGCCACTTTTGTCAAAATTGCGAACACCTCTTGGCCCCATAGGTGCATCTTCTCTCCGCCCATCCACTCGATCTTCATGTTTTTACGCAGGGGCTGCTTCACAATGCACGTCACGACGGCTGCCATGGCCTTGCCGTCAACGTAAGCCAACCACAATAGGGACAGCCCGTTACGCAAGTCATTGACAATGTGGTCAATGGTTACGTTGTGGCTCTGGCGGCGGACTGCCGGCTCCAGTAATCGGACGGCGTCGTCCAAAACGCTCTCAACTTTATCGGGCAGGATTGACAGCAATTTGAATTGCGGCTTTATGTGTACGACCTCGCCCACTACCAACTGCCACCGGTAAGTGCCGCGCGGGACCATATGTGAGAAGAGGCGTCGTAAGCCCCAGTGCAAACATAAATATATGAAGCGTCCCAGCTAATAAGCCCAGCCTTGTCACTAGCCACGCCAACGCTTGAAGTTGGTGCCGTGCTTTTTAATACGATTTCCTTAAAAGCTCCTGACTTACTTACAATTGGATACCCGTTTACATTATCCCACAGGATGACGCCGTTTTGAGAGGCGGATGAATATGTTTCCTTAAAGCCAAGCTGATCCAGCGCCAGCCCAAGGTAGCGACGCATATTCTCGGCCCACTGGCTTATGTCCATAGTAATGGGTGGCAGCATCCGGCTCATCTGCGGCCGCCCGCCACTGCGTCCAATCGCATGATGCCAACGCGCCAATCCGACGCGGCGTCACCCGTGACACGCATTCTGATTTGACGCCCGGTAAACCGTAGGCTGGTCGGGTTGGCCATCGAAAACGGCCCATAGTCGCGCTCGGTGTCCGTCGGATAGAAGCGCGTCTTAAACGTGGCGTTCACGTCGCCCAAAGTTTTTTCGTCTGGGATCATGCCGCGCACAGCCATAACCTGTTCGCCGACGCCAATGGCGATCGGGCCGGTCTCGGCGAATGGAGTTTGGGTTCCGTAGTTAAAGCCGATTTCCTGCTCGTACAGGGTGCCGTCGGCGGCAATCCAGAACGGCTGGCGGAAAACGCCACGGTCTACGCCGGCCGTGCGATCGATTGATCCGGTCGTCCAAATCTTCTCTGCATAATCAAAAGCAGCATATCGGTCGCATTCCGTGCTGCTCGCGCTGGGGTAGAACCACCAGATTTCGTTGAAGCGGCTGTTCACGACGGCGTGTACCTTAGACTTCTGGTCGTTGTTCATGTCGCTAAACACATAGTCAGCCACGTCGCATGATAGATCCTGCACAGCTCCGCCAGAGTAAACAAAGAATGAGCGCTGGCCCATCCACACGACGCCCTCGTCGATGGATGCGGCGGCGTTGGCCGCAATCAGGCCGCAGCTGGTGCCAACCCTACTAAACCCATAAACAAATGGTGGGCCAGAGTATGTGGCCGTGTGGGCGTCTTGCGTCGTCAAGATTAGCGTCTGGCCGCGCGTGCGCAGGCCCTTGAGGATCACGCCATTCGTCTGGATCTGGATGTCGCCGGCCTCGTTTGTCGTCGCGGGCGTCCACAAGTTATTATTCTCGCGGTCTGACCAGGCGACTTTCCGAGGGTCGCCGCCGGCGCCGAATGCGAAAACAAAGCGCTCTTCCGTAACCATCATGCTGGAGCAGCCAGTCGGCGCGTTGGACAGAACGGCGGCGGGCGTGGCAGAATTAAGTGTCCACTGGTAAATCTTGCCGTCGTCAGCCGTAGTTCCGAGCAGATACTCGCCCCAATTCTCTAAGCTCCAGGTGGTAGCACGCAGAATGCTGCCAGTGTCTTCAGAGGGTAGGCCGTATAAGCCGTTGCCGAATGTGCTGGCGCTGTAGCCAGTAAACGCCGTGGCATCCACCCGCCCAGCGGTAAAGCCAGCAGGCGTAATGTCCGCCACAGTGTTGCCAGCGGTCATGGCGTACAACTTATTGTACGTTCCAAAGGCCACGCGGCGGTTGTTGGAGTTGTCTTCCCACGCGACCATCGTCCGCGCCACGCCGTTTATGTCAACGGTTCCGCGCTGACGCCAGCCGCCAATGGGGCGCAGTGCGCCCTCATGCCAGCGGATTAAGTTGCCATCACGCCAGCGGCCCTGGGACTGATACTCAGTGCCGTTGCGATATTGTCCCGCTGGAATGTTGAGTGGTATTAACGGCATGGCTTCGCCTTATGTTTTCACTACTAAACTTGTAGCAGATATTGCCGTCCCTGCAAAGACGCTAGGATCAGCAGCGGTTGTGCCTATCGTCCCGTCTGTCTGAACGAAGTAGCTTTGCCCTGCGGTGAGGCCAGACTGGTTTGTGCTGAGTGAGCCGATAATGTCTACCGTTGCGCTGCTGCCGCTTGCTACAGAACCGCCCTGAGACATGCCGATGTAGTTCTCAGTGGTGAGGTTGATGGAGGTGAAGGCGGGTTGAAACACTACAGCAGTCCCGTATGAAGAGTTACCATCATTCTTGTAAACAATAACTACTTTATTAGCATTGCTGTCAAAGGTAGATGAACAGTCTTCAGAAGCAGAATCCTCAAAGACTACAGCAGAACTAAAACTGATAGATGTCTCACTTACCGTCCCAACAGACAATGTGCCTTGATTAGAGTTTCCTCCGTCTCGATATGCTATAACCACTTTATTAGCATTGCTATCAAAAGTACTTGAAATGTTAGTTGTCTCGCCCTCTTCAAAGACTACAGCACTTCCGAAGCTGATAGAAGTTGAGCTAACTGTACCTACGATTGCCGTTCCTTTATTAGAATTACCACCATCTTTATACGCAATAACGACTTTATTGTTAAGGCTATCAAAAGTACTTGAAGTTGAAGTTGTAGCGCCTTCCTCAAAGACTACAGCACTTCCGAAGCTGATAGAAGTTGAGCTAACAGTTCCGACAATAGCTGTCCCTTTATTAGAACTACCAGCATCACTGTAAGCAATAACTACCTTGTTTGAGGCACTATCAAAGGTAGACGAAATACTGCTTGCCGGGCCAGTGCTATCAAAGACTACAGCAGAACCAAAGCTGATAGAAGTATTACTTACGGTTCCTACAATGGCTGTCCCTCTATCTTGATTACCAACATCTGAGTATGCAATAACCACTTTATTAGAGTTGTTGTCGAAAGTAGCAGAAGGTATAAATGTATCTGCGCTCTCAAAGACTGCCGCAGAACCGAAGCTGATTCCCGTACCGCTTACGGTTCCTACAATGGCTGTGCCGTAGTTTGAGTTTCCGTTATCTATGTAAGCAATAACTACTTTGTTTGAGGAACTATCAAAGGTGGACGAAAAGTAAGTAGAGTTTGCACTCTCAAAAACCACAGGTGTCCCGTAGCTAATAGAATTGTCAGACGGGTCTACTGTTCCTACAATAGCTGTCCCGTAGTCAGAATTTGCCCTATCTTTGTAAGCAATAACAACCTTATTGGAGTTGCTATCAAAAGTAGCGGAGCAAAAATCCTTTCTAGCACTTTGCCAGACAACAGGGGTACCAACAGCCTGACTAACAGCAGTTTCAGCAACAGCACTAACTGTCCCATCTACATTCACAATAACAGGCTTACCATTCGGCAGTGTACCAGAAGCCTTGGCCCTATGCGTACCCTCTTCAAGTTCAGGTATAGTTCTCATGCTCTAGCCTTTCACGATCATCTTTGTTGCCGATACGGCTGTGCCAGCGAAGACACTTGGGTCTCCAGCGGTTGTACCTAGTGTGCCATCCGTCTGCACAAAGTAACTCTGACCCGCAGTTAAACCTGATTGCCTGTTGTTGATAGCACCCTTCACATCAATGGTGGCCCCAGCGGTGTCAGGGTAGCCGTTGCTGGCTAGGCCAACGTAGTTCTCTGAGGTGAGGTTGGTGGAAGCTAATTGTAAGACTGCTGCTTTTATATTACCATTAGTAATGTCGTTATAGGGTATAACAAATTTATTATTAGCACTATCATACGCCATTTGAGATAAGCCAATTTGTGATCCTGACTGTGCAACAACAGCTTCTATAATGACCTTACTTCCAAAACTGACACTTGTATCGGATACAACCGCAGAAACAAAAGTCATACGATCAGAATTACCATCATCACAAAAACTTATAATAAAGTTACCGCTTCCGTCTGATAAAACGTCAGGAAGTAGAGTGGCTGCACTGTTAAATACAGCAATAGAACCCCAACTAACAGTTGTACCACTTAGAGTTCCGACCCGTGCTTTACCATAATTTGAATTAGCAGCGTCTATGTAGACTGCTATAAACTTATTTAAAGTAGCGTCATAAGCGATCCGCATTTGAAAACCTGATGAAACATTATTTAAGTCGGCTGCTGTGCCATAAGAAACACTTGTGCCTGAAATTGTTCCAACAACATATTGACCCTTGCTTGATTGATCCTGATCTCTATACACTAAAACAAACTTGTTAGCCGAAGTTGAAAAAGCAATACCAGCTCTTTGCATATTTCCATCAGTATCTGATCTTAATTTTGTTTCATTACCAGAACTAATAGATGTGCCACTTACAGTAATCACTCTAGATTGTGGAAAATTTCTCATATAAACAACTAAAAATTTATTAGAGTTTTTATCAAACGCCACTTGAATTTTATTTATAGAACTACTTTGAAAAACAGCAGCAGTTCCAAAACTTATAGATGTCCCTGATATTGTACCTACAATTCCAGTGCCATAGGTAGAGTTGTTTTTATCCGCATAAACAATTAAAACTTTATCTTCGCTTGTATCGTATGCCATAGACAAGCCTTGCATACCAGAAGAATTGTTAGCTTGAAATTTTGTAATATTTCCAAAACTAATATTAGTTCCACTTATTGTTCCAACAACGGCTGCGCCATAGTATGAATTAGCATCTCTATGATAGGCAATAATAACTTTTCCTGAATCAGGATCATAAATTGCTTGTATCTGACTTAGATTAGAATCAGTTGAAATCTGTGCGCCTGTACCCGCTCCTTCGTCGTTCCCGCTAACAACACTAACCGTACCATTAGCATTAACCACAACAGGCTTCCCATTGGGCAACGTACCACTGGCAATGGCGTTCAGCTTTCTTACTTGTGTGCTGGGTGTACCAATGGTGCGCATATGATTATTCCTCTTCGTCGAGTGTTGGGTCTACCCAATCAGAGTTTGCAGTCCAAGATGTTCCGTCAAAGAAATACTTGTTGCCAGTCCAATCAGAAGGGGCGTTGGTCACGCCGTCCGTGACAGTCACTGTGGTGCTGTTCAGATCACCAATGATGAACTGCGCAGGGTCGCCTACAGTGATATTGTCAGCAGTAGCTGTGATTGTTACGTCATCAGCAAGAAGGTACTTGCTCAAGCCGCTTGATGTTTCAACTATGGTCTTCATTTTGTCACCCCTTCACGATGATTTCTGTGGCTGAGATCGCAGTCCCAGCGATTACTGAAGGACTACCAGCCGTTAGGCCAAGCGTTCCGTCTGTTTGTACAAAGTATTGCTGGCCTGCTGTGAGGCTAGACTGTGCGTCATTGATAGAGCAACCCGTCTGGACAACAGCAGATGTTCCGTCAGCAGCAGCGCCTTTGGCAATGCCTATGTAGTTCTCAGCGGTGAGGTTTGTGGGGGTGTAGGCGTTCCGCACAACAACAGCCGTACCATAACTAGAATTTGCCTGATCTTTGTACACAAAAACCATTTGTTCTGAGGTGCTGTCATAGGCTCCTCTTAGGTTAGAAGAACCGCCGCTAGTCAAAGAGGTTACAGCACTAAACGTAAGGGATGTCCCGCTTACAGTAGCTGTTACAAACTTCCCTTTGTTAGAGTCTCCCCCATCTCTATAAAAGATGTTCACAAAACCAGCGGCAGTATTTTCGATTACAACAGTTTGCTGAGTAGCTGCTGCTTCAAAAACTGCGGCAGTGCCAAAACTGATTGAGGTACCACTCACTGATCCGACAATAGCTGTACCAAAGTCCGAATTACCCCGGTCCCTGTAAGATATCACTACTTTTTGAGAAGACGAATCATAACCTACCCATAGATTATCTGTGGTTGCTGTTTCAAAAACAACAGAAGAGCCAAAACTGATTGAGGTGCCACTAACTGTCCCGACAATAGCAGTGCCGTAACTAGAATTGTTTTCAGCCTTGTAAGCCAATACTGTCTTGTTGGCGTTGATGTCATAGGCGCACGACACTGTTGAACCCGTAGCTCCATCGTTGTAAACTACGGCGGTTCCCCAGCTAATATTTGTGCCGCTTACAGTCCCTACGATTGCTGTGCCACGGTTAAATGCACCAGCATCTCGGTATGCAACAACTACTTTCTCCGCAATAGGGTCGTAGACAAGACCTATACCATTTGTATTTGAGCTATTGAAGATAACCGTTGAGCCAAAAGAAATAGTTGTCCCGCTTACAGTTCCGACAACAGAAGTGCCGTACCCAGAATTGTCACCGTCATAATACACAATCACAACTTTTTGTGCAGCGGCGTGGTATACTATGGCAACACTAGCTGTGCTGTTAGGATGCCAAGTTGCGGTGGCCCCAAAAGTTATGCTGGTGCCAGATATAGTTCCGACTACGGCCTTACCTTTACTTCCGTCATCCTGATCTGCAAAAACAATGACCATTTTATTTGAATAAGCATCATACGCTGCACAAGTCACTGTAGTACTTGCCGCCTCAAACACGGCGTTAGACCCGACTGCTTGCGATACAGGTGTACCCCCAACAACACTCACAGTCCCATTAGCATTAACTATTACAGGTTGCCCACTAGGCAGTGTACCAGAGGCAACCGCCCGTACTTCACCATCTACAGGTGTGTTGCCAAGGGACCGCATTAGCTGATCTCTTCGTAGCTTACGATAACTTCCAAGTCGTTGGCTGTGCCAGCGGTTGCTGTGATTGAGCGATCTTCTTCAAGATACAATGCTGTATTTTTATCCAGAGCAATCAAGGAAGAGTCACCAGCAACCGATACAGTGCTTACAAGCGAGTATGCCGTGCCACCGCCAGAGGCTGCACTGTGTACATCCACTGTAACGTCACAGGCGTTTGTGCCATCTACGTTAGCTACTTGGATCATGTTAATCTTAAAGACCTTGCCACTGGATGCAGCATTGCTGACCAGCGCGGTTGCGGATGTTGAACTTAAAGCCACCAGCGCCGACTTGGCGGTGATCGTGGCTACATTTACTACGTTTGGTGCGGCCATGTGGCTTCTCCTTTAACCGAAGACAATCGCCATTGCGATTGCCTTTCCGGTTGTTGCAGCAGCATTAAGCTGCGGTTGAATAGCCGATGTAACACCATCGACGTAATTAAGTTCTGCGGTTGAAACAGTGGCCCCGTCAAGGATCGCAATCTCAGTGGCGCTTACAGCCCCAAGAAGCGTATCCGTTTCGGTCCAGTTATCGTTTATCTTTGTCCCCCAGGTGTCCTCGCTCGCGCCGACTTCTGGTAGGGTAAACCCTTGGTTTGGTGTAGTGCCATCAGCCATTACGCGGCCCTCTCTAAATAGTCTGCCTCGGTCCAGCTTGTCGTCGGACTAGACGCCTCAAGCCACTTGTAACGTGCGAACACGGTCGCTGTAAAGCCAAACTGATCCGACGCCGCCATCAATCTTACGCGATTATACACTATATCTGTGGTTATTGAAATGGTGGGACTTGCAGCTCCGACCACGTCAATGACCGCGTTCGATGTCGCCACGATCGAAATGGCGGGAGACGCCGAAACATTTCGCGTGACTTGCGCCGTCGCGGTGGCGCTGACAGCTATAGTAGTTGAAGCGCTGCCCTCTTCGATGCTAATATTTTTGCCGTACAGATACGAGCCGTAAGTGTTGAGGCCGTAGCCGGGACGGAAGCCTGGGATCACTTCATACTTGATGGAGGATACCGAAGCGATGCCGCCTAGACTTATGTTTGCCGCCGCATCCGCAACTCTAACGGCAGTCGGAGGCGTTGCCACAATTCCGATAGACGCAGACGCTGAAGCATTAACAACAGTAACCGCAGCCGCAGTAGCGGAAACGGCGATAGACGCAGCGGCCGCGCCCTGCGTCGTCTCCGGCTCTCCGTACAGCCCAGAGTTAAAAACCCCAGAGCCATATGTTGAGCGTAAAGCCATTAGCTGGCCGTGATGTCTAGGTCGCCCGTTGGGATACGGAACACGTCTCCGGCGTTAATCGCCTTGGCCGTCGTAAGCGCAGAGTGAATAATCATGTTGCCGCCGGAGGCCGCGTCCATGACGCCGATCCATCCGATCGTGCCCCAGTTGCCGCCGGATGCCGCAGGGAACTCAACGCCGGCAGTGTTGGATGCAACGTCGGCAGTGACGCTAAATGTTACAGCGGTTCGGGCGTATGAAAAGCCAGACACTTCAGTGCCAGCAACTCCGGTGTCGGTGGGGTCAGACGTGAATAGGCCGATGTACCAAGTCGTCGGACGGGTCACGCTGCCTGTGGTGAGTAGGTATTTGAGCGTGTGCGTCTCGAATGGATTAGTCAGTGACATGGATTTCTCCTGTTAGATATATCTGGCGCGATCATACACCAATGTGGTTTTAATAGCCAGAGGCGCGCATCCGTAGACCAGACCGCGCGAAACGGGTCTCGTCAGACGACCTCTGAAGTGATTGTATTGCGTTTGAGTATAGCGAGGCCCACACCGATGTCCTGGCGTCATCGTTTAGATACGGGGCGGACTGGACCAGCGCGCCGTATAGATAGGCGTCGGGGGCGTCCTGCAAAAGCCAGTTATATGTGTTTGTGCCGCTCAGCTCCGGCGTCTTTCCGTAATACATAAGCTGCATTGTATATTCGGCGTCCGGCGTCGGGAATACCTCGAGCTCGTTGCCGGCGTTTGCGTAGAAGCGCGGGCGACCACTTATGTTATTTGCGGCGGCTCGCAGCTGCACCAAGTCGTCGATTGACGTGGGCTCAATTCGGAACGTGGTGCCCGATGTAATGCTGAAACGCAAAGTCTCCAGCCAGTCCTCCGGCGTCTGTATGTAGCGGCTGTCGAGTGTGGCATCTGAACGCTGCACCATCTTGTAGTGTCGCAAGTCTCGATTGATGCTGCTCTCAGCCAGCGTGATGAAGTCAGGGATGACTGCGGTCAGATCGTCACGGTTAAGCCAGGTCGCGATTGATGCCTTTAGCTCGTCATACGTTGTAATCGCCATTAAAGTGTACCTTCTCGGGTGCGAAACGCTCGGTTCTCCGGTTGGTTAAGCCACTTCTTGAGGGCTTTCGGATCGTCTGCGATGCCTTGCTTCTTTAGCTCATAATACACGGAAAGCGGGATGGAAGCCACCTTTGGCTGGTCGCCGTATTTTCCCGACACATCGTTGTATGACCGCTTGTTTGCCTCGACGATTTTAGTGGCATCTTGAACCGTCTCCACGACAAATTCGCCGTTACCCATGACGTGCCAAAACCTAGTGATCCCGGTTGCATCGTCTCGGCTGAAAAGTCTCTTCATTTTTACCCTCCAATAGTAAATGGGGCGACCGAAGCCGCCCCACCGTTTTAGCTTACGTTCAAGTCAGCAATCAAACCGTGAGCGGCCTCATTAGACATTTTCACGCCGGTCTCGCAAATTAACATTTTTTTGTCGGCGTCACCGGTTTTGGCAAGATCCACGGCCTGTATAGGTCGCAGTGTCGCGACTGATGCGTACTCAGGATCGAGGCACCATGCGTCACGCTCGCGGCTGAAGCGGTTAGGCACAACAGTCAATGAGCCAAAATCGCTCAGATACACGTCAGCGGCACCGATGATGGTTGTTGGGCCATCTGATGGCGCCTGGTAGCGCTGGGCGGCAATGCCGGCGAAGCCGGACACGACTGTCTTATTGTAAGGGCCGACCATCAGGATGGATGGGTTGCCGCCGGATGTGTATGCCTTCTGCATCACGTCCTTGAGCATTGGCTCTGTGAAGTCACGCTGCGTGCCGTCGTTACGAGCGTCGGAACCGTCGGCTGCGGTTGGGTTGGTGCCGTCTCCGGCTTTGTTGACGTTGGTTGATACCCACGCGCCCAGTCCAGCAGTCACACGACCAGCACTAGAAGAGCCGGCAGAGCGAGCTGTGTTTCCAGTGTAGATTGTCTCTAAATCGCGACGGACTTCGCGGCCGCGCTTTGCGAGTTGGTAGGCTATCTCATTATTTCGGCCGGCCAAATCTTGGAACTCGAGGTTGTCCGCGACGATCATAGTCCGGCGGCGGATTTGTGTGTAGTTACCGATGCGAACAGTCGGGGTTGTCGCGTCGAATGATGCAACGTCGTCGCCGTCGATTATTGGCGTGACAACTACGTCTGACAGGCTGTCTGTCTGCCATTCAAAGAATGTGTTGGACACGTTTTCTGCGCCGACGTTAGAAGTGAAGGGCACTTCGTCAGGCGCGATATTTGAGATCACATTCGCGAGTGACTCACGAATGCCCTTAGCGTCAAACGACGTAAAGGTGTTTGCAATGATAGTCATAGTATTATGCTCCTATAGCAATATAGCTTTGATTGCGGCTGCGGCATCGTTGACGCTGCCAGTTTTACGTGCGCGGTTTTGCGCTTCTTGTACTGAAGAGACACGTTTAGGCTGTGACTGGCGTGAACCCGACTTCAATGTCTTGGTGCGCGATTTCATAGGTTTAGCTTTAACCTCGTTGGCGCGCGTTTCTCCACGATCATATAACATCGCTTTCCTCGCTAATTTCACAAGCGTTGCATTCGACATTCCGCTTACGTCTTGCTCGGTAAACCCCTCGTTAAGCAGGAAGTCCCGTATCTGGGTTGCTTCCTTGGCGGCGACTTTGTTGTCACGCCACTCAGGGATAATATCAGGCAAGACATGGCGCTGCTGCTCCAGGTAGCTTTGCTGCATTTCTTGCTGCTTGTTCTGCGCAATTTGCTGCATCCGCTGCTGTTCAGCTTGGACGGCTTGCAGTTGACCCACGCGGGCCTCTTGCTGTTTCCGCCACTGACGTTCTGCCTTCGCTGCCATTACGGGGTCTGCATCATACAGAGTATCCCAGTCCGGCTCCTGTTCTGCTGTCTGTTTAATGCGCTCCGCCATTGCTGGCAGTAGTTGCGCATATTCAGCACGTTCACGCTGCATCTCCTGGAACTCATGTTCTTGAGCCTTGCGGCCCTCGGCGAGTTCTTGAGTTTTTCGCGTGTAGTCCTTCTGCCGAAGAAATCCGCTGCGCAACTCTTCAATGGTTTTCTCCTCACCGTCGACCTCTATGGTCGTGGATAAATCGAGGGTTCCATATCCGTCGCCGTCATCGTCTTCATCGTCGTCCAGATCGCTCTCAGACCCCTCAACGGCAGAGTTATCAGCTTGCGCCTCATACCCGTCCTCTTGGTCGTCCAGCATTTCGGCTTCCTCCACTTGCGTGGCGTTGGCCTCAAGCGCATCTTCGGTCGCTACGTTATCCTCTTGGGGCGTAAGCATACTTCTGATTGCATTCTGAGCGCTGTACAGGTCAGTCCCTTGCGGGGTGCTGTTATCTGACATCTCTTATTCCTCTATTATGCTACTTTTGTCTCTTAATTTCAATAGTAGCGTTATCAACCATCCCACGGAGAGACTGGCGAACCAGGTCAACTCCCCGAAGCCTCATGTAAACAGCCTCACGGCCGTCGGTGTCGCTGGTGCCAGTTGCCTTGAACTGCGACCAACAATCCGCCTCGATCTCCTCAAGAAACCGAAGCAAATCTGTGTCAGCGAGCAGACGCTCCGCCTGATTGCCGTCGGTGATGATTTGCTGCTTAGTCTTCACGCGCGGCCTCCGTAATTATGTCTGCCTGCGCCTTCATCACTTCGCGATTGATAGCCATGTCTGCCCTGATCTGTGCTACGTCAAGCTGCGTGCCATATTTCGCCTTCAGCTCCTCGGCCTTGACGCGGATGTCAGCTTCCAGCTCGTCGCGCTTGCGGTCGTCTTCCATAATCATCTGCTCGCGCTTCAGTTGTAGCTCGGCTGCCTTCTTCTGCATGTCCGCTTGAATTTGCTGGATCTGCACTTGGATAAGTTGCTCGTTGATGTCTGGCTTGTTGTCAGGCGGCGGAGGCTGGAATTTCTCCGGGTCGCTCCAGAACTGCGAGGTGTCCTTGAAGCCGGCCAGAGACGTCATCTCCTTCAGCGTGTTGCTCAGCTTAGAGATGTCGGTCAGCGGGTTCTGTGGCCCCATTGTCGACATCGCCTCCTTCTGCATCTCTCCGATCTGGCGCAGCATCATCATACGCTCGGTGTCAGATCCACGCCCGAGCGCCACGTTGATTGAGACGTCCATATTCGCGTTCCAGACCCGTGGGTCCATTTCCACGAAATCGTTGTTCAAGCGGACCATGCGCGCCTTATCTTGGTGCGTGGTGATGTTGTATAATACAAGCTCGTACAGTCGTTTTATGCCCGTCTCAGCGAATACACGAGCTATCATCTCAATGTGCTGCTGTGCGGAGCTTACCGTGGCTGCCACGGCCGTTGCAGTGCTTGACTGAAGTGCGCCGGCGTCGAGGCCCATGGACGCCTTGGAGATGCCGGTGCGGGCCTCCTTGACTTCGTCCATGTACTGCAAGACCGGAAACGCCTGCTGGCCCACAAATGGAACGGTAAGCTGTTGGATGCTGCCCGGCGCCCGCTGGCGGACGATTGAACCCATTTCTGTGTTCATGGCGTCATCCATGTTCACCATCCCCTCGACAACAGAAATTCTTGGGTGAATACTGAGGCTTAGGCTGTCCAGAGAGTTGCGCATCACGACGGACTTGATCCGCTGGATGTCCATCACGGTGTCCGCGACGCTCATCCCGAAGAAGTCGTGCGGCTCTGGATCTGGGCACATAGTGGCGAACGGCGCCATGGCGCAGGGCTCGTTGTTAAGGATCTTGTTGCCGTCTCCGCCGGTGCAGATCTTGCGCAGTTCGGCGATGCCGTCTCCGTCGTAGTCTACGCGGATGTAGTTCTCAACGTACAGCACCTTGCGCATGGCGGGGTCGCTGCGGGAGTTCATGTCGCTGGACAGAGCCGGGTTGCGCGTGTTGCGCTCGACGTTGGTGTCCATGTCGTCGTTGGATGACGACATCTTATAGACCTCGTCGTAGTCGTAGCCCATCGCCACCAGCTCGGACACGGTCACAATGCGGCGGTGCGCGCAGTAGTCGGCGTCCTCCACGGACTTTGCGTCACGCGAAATCAAAAACTCCTCCGGCGGGAGGGCCTCCAGCTTCACGCGGCCGTCTGGGCGGGTGTAGGTGACGCGCAGATCGTGCACCATGGGCGGCATGATAATCTGGCCAGTCATGGGGTCGATCTGCGGATCTCCGACTGGCGTGCTGTCGTCGATGTCGATTTCCGCGTCGGGGTCGGCCATCAGGGCCGCCAGGGCGTTGTCGTCGACGCCGGTGTATTCGATCGTCTCGAAGTCGGTCTTGTCTTCCCAGTAGCACTTGAGAATGCCGACCTTGCGGACCAGCGCGTCCATGAATGCGCTGTGCATCTCCAAAAAGCCGCGATTGTCGCGGTTGATGATGTAATTCGCGTACTCCGTGGCCTGCTTGGCCGCCGGCACGTCTTCAGCGTTCTGTGGGACGTACTCGACCGTGCGATCAGATCCGTGGAACATTCGCATCAGAGATGGGATGATAGCCTGTACAGTATCCCGTACATCCATGCTGACCACCTGGCTGCGGCCCTGCTCCTCGTCGCCAAACGGCTCGCCCCGGTAGTATTGCGTCGCCGTGGCGCGGATCGGGGAGACCCAGTTGTCAATGAAGTCGATCGCGTCGTCGATTTGGCCTCCGACAATGCCCTGCAACTCCGTGTCGTCCATGACGTCTGGGTTCAGTTCAGCCTCAAGCTCGGAGGCCACTTCGTTCAGTTCATAGTCCATCTTGTGGCCCTTCTTGCAACGCGGTTGCGGTTGTGTTAACAAGTTCATCTGTATTATGCACTAAAATGGAGGGTGTGCACATGGAAAGCGAATTAGAAGCCATACGCCGCAGCGTTGAGGCTGTTGTTATGATGCTATGGAAAAGCCAAGAGGATCTTCCAGACGAAATTGTCGAGATGATTGACGAAGTGGTAAATGAAGTTAAAGACATCATCACTTAGACATATACGATTGCAGTAAGCCCATTACATATTTATCAGCGGCGGGTTTACCCTGTGAATTTAAAATATCTTTATATAAACTAGCTTCGTCAACCCATTGGTCGTCGACTAGCTGGTTTATATTCGGGTTGCCCATATATGACTTGACGTCTTTTGGTTTTGCCTTGAGATCGAGTATGCCTTTTTCTTTAGCAAACGATGCGGCTTTCGGGAGTGCGCTGTCGCGCGCTCCAATAAGCCACGGTAGATCAAAGCCAAGTGTTGAGCTTGTCGTTCCAGGCTCCATTGCGAGTTCTGCGTTATATGATGGGTGAAGGTCTGTTCTTTCAGAGACAGCGCCGCGCTTTGGAGTTCCAAACCGATAGCCGACACTTGCAGTGTCTGACAACATAAGCTCGGGCTGCGTAATCGCAAAGCGAGCTGGGCCAACCTCCGGTACGCCAAGTTTTTGCATCTGGCTGCTGTCAAAGAATTTTATCAAAGACGCACGAACGCCGCCTTTTTGGCCAGACAGCCATTCTGGAAACGCTGGAGAGCTAAAACTAGGTCGATCTTTAATCTTTGGAAATTTTTTGGCGATTGCTTCATCAATCTTTCCGACGTTACGGGTCCAACGAGCCGTATTGGCCCCAGTGGCAATCATACCGCCATATACGTCAGACATATGTTTGGAAAAATCGCCAGACCTTTCGCCCATTGGCATATAGGCCGCGATGTAATCTTCGTTGCGCTTATTAGCCTCAATCCATGCGTTTGACTTTGCCTTCATTGGGTTTGCCTCTGATGCCCAAACGCCTCGGTCAACTTGATCCATATATCTTGGGCCGCCGTATGTTTGTTGACCGCCGTTTCTCAACAAATAATCGTTGACCTCTTGGACAAGATCTTGGTTTGTCGTGCGATCTCCGGTGGCAAAATACATTCTTTTGTTTTTGAAGTCAGAGGGGTCGAGCATTGTTGCGTCTAACAGACCACCCTGCCGCTCACCAGCAGCGACCCATAAAGCAGGCGGAGTAGCGGCTTTAATGCCGGAAAATGGTGTATAAAGTGCGGGGTCTTTCCCTTTGCCACCATCCCGCGCCTGTGCGAAAAAATCGGAGCCTTTTACTTCAAATCTGTCGCCTGCACGCGCCGCGCTGAGATCTCTACCCTCCCCGCCACGCTGGAACGCCTCGAGAATACCTTGGGCATCGCCCTGAGCAATTGAACGGCCGGCGTATGTAGCGTCGGCGGCTAAACCGCCGTAGTCCACGTCTGCGGCAGCCCTCGCAACGGCTTTGGCGCCCTTAGCCGCTGGTACAGCCATGGCAAATGTGGATGCCATGTCGGCGTAGCGGGCGTCGTTGGCTTCCGTGAGCTGGTCCGTTGTCGCGCTTTGAAGCGTCACACCATCCGGCAGGTAATCTACCGCCGTATTCGTCACTGCGCGCTGCACTGTGCCGGCGGCGTCACTGATTATGCCTCGAGCGGTGCCGACTGGGTCTGCGACCGCGCTCTGGATGCCGCCCACCATGCTGTCGCCGATGGCCTGATTAACTGCCAGCGGATCCTGCTGGATAGAGCGCAGCAAGCCGGCTCCGCCCTCGCCGGCTACTCTGGCCATGCCGAATATGTCTTTAAGCGGGCCGCGTAGGCCCGGCGGAACGTATTGCTCGTAGCCTGCCATTAGTTGAGTAGCCCCTTCGGACGCATTTGTGGACGCGGGGACATGGTGACGGGGTAATTGTCTCCGGTCGCTTGATTATAATACTGGCGGACGCTGTCGACGTATTGACGGTCGTCGTTGTGCGGTAGGTTATCGTATTTACCGCCGCCCCTTTTTACCGCGCCGGGGCCGGCAGTATAGGCCGCGACGGCCTGATCCACGTTGCCATCAAATTCTACCAGCAACGCCTCCATGTAGCGGCTGGCAAACTCCTTGTTAATCTCGGGCGTGTCGAGCAACTC